AGAACTACGAAGGTTAAATTTGGTGGCAACAATTAAGTAATTAATTGTGCTTTATTTAATTTAATCGGAGAAAAATTTATGTCTTCAACGGCAACTCCTATGGGTGCAGAACCTATTGGTACTCTGAGTGCAAGCGGTTCCTTTACAGGAAAAGTTAGACACTTAAAGATAGCCAGTAATTATGGCACCGCTATATTCTACGGTGATTTCGTAAAAACAGTCGCTGCTGGAACTATAGAAAAAGATACAGGAACAACTACTTTGACACCTACAGGTGTTTTTATGGGTTGTTCTTATACTGACCCGACTACAAATCAACCTACATATTCGCAGTTTTATCCAGCTTCTACGGTTGCTAGTGATATAAAAGCCTATGTGTTAGATGACCCCAATGTATTGATGAAAATGCAAGGGGACGATTCTTTGGCTCAAACAGCTATAGGTAATAATGTAGCGATTGTTCAGACCGCAGGTTCAAC